CATGCGGACGCCCCCGCTTCCTGCCGGAACTCGACCGCGATCTCGGTCCCGTGGACGAGCGCGATGTGCACCCGGACCGGGACGGTCGACCCGTCGCCGCGCTCCGGGGTCTCGGTGCGGAGCGTCCACAGCGACGCCCCGTCGAGCGCCGGGGCGCGGTTCACGGTGCCGCCGAGGGCGTGCAGCCACGATTCGAACTGCGCGGGGGTGCCGACGACGATGTGCGCGCCGTCCTCGCGGATCTCGATGCCGGCCGGGGTCGGCAGACCGAGGTACTCGGTCGTCACCTCGGCGGCGTTGTGCTGTTCGCGGGGAGTGGGCACCCGGTGGGGTGTCGTGATGTCGGTAGGCTGAGCGCTCATAAGGCGCGGCCTCACTTTCTGGTTGGTGTGGTTCGCCGAGTCGTCGGGTCGCTCAGGCCGGGAAGTCGGAGCGGCCCGTCGGCGTATGTGTCAGGCGGACTGGAGCGCGGGCTCCTGGTCGACCGGGGCGGTGCCGGAGCGCTCGGCGTGCCAGGCGCAGACGGCCTGGAGGTCGAAGCGGCGGCGGGCGTAGCGGGCCTTGCCGGTGGGGGCGAGGTGGATGACGGGCATGCCCTCGCGGATCCACTGGAGGACGGTCCAGTCGGAGACGTCGAAGTACGTCTCGAGCTGGGGCTGCGTGAGGAGGGGGACCAGGCCGGCGGGAAGGGCCACCCGGCGGTCACTCTTCGTCGGCATCAGGTATTGACCTTTCTACAGTCACTGTGGAAAGTGCGGGTATGGCGAAAAGGTCCTGGAGGGGCGCGTTCGTCCTCCGGTGGAGGGCTTCGGCGATGACCCAGGCGGTGGTCAGTTCGCAGGAGTCGCGTGCGGTTTTCCCGCGGCCTGCGATCCGGCCGATGGTCGAGGGGCTTATGCCTCGACCGCGCGGGTCGACGTCCTTGGTGGCTGCCGCGAGCTCAGGGCCGGAGAGGCCGGCGCGGGCCATTGCGTCTCTGAGTGGCTGGCCTTCGCCCTTGCGGTGCAGCTTTGGCATGCGGACCTCGTGCCGGTGTGCGGGTGTGGTCGGCGCCTCCGGCTGAGGCGCTGTGACAGTTCTACAGTCACTGTCACAGGGTTGTCAACGAGGAGTTCCGAGGAGTTCCGAGGGGGTCCCGGTCGGCGGGCCGGATTGGCGATCGAGGTACGTGATCGAATGAACGTTCTACGGGTTGGGCATATGACCGAGGTACCTTCTGGTAAATGAAGGGTCACGAATAGCGACGAATACCGGCCCACCTTCTACTTTCACTTGCGAAAAGTAGAAGGTCGCAGGCATGCTCGCATCGTGGAGAGCACAGAGGGAGAGCCCGTCGGCGACGAGACGTTCGCCACCGTCCTGGCCCGATTGATGGACGACTACGGCGTCAGCGGCAGCGACATCGCGCGCGCCATCAACAGCTCTCCCTCTACGGTCAGCACCTGGCTGCACGGCAAGCGGGTCCCGCGCGACGAGGCCCTGCGCCTCCTGGCCGCCGCGTACCCCCGCTATTCGCTCCAGCGCCTCACCGCCGCCGCCGGCCGCAAGGCCCCCATGCCCGCGAGCCCGGACCGCAAGGAGCGCATCCTCCAGCTGCTGGACCGCATGACCGAGGAGCAGCAGGAGATCCTCGAGGCCCAGGCGCGGGCGGTCGCGGCCCTGAACCGGCAGTTTTGACGTAACACACCGTCACTGCCCGTTGGTCAGACGAAACTTGCCCGTATACCCCGTGCAGGTCGTGTCACACTGGGCCATTTTTCCTTTGCACATCTTGTCACTCCCTGTCGAAAATCTGCCTACAGAGGGGTACCGTCCCCCTCGCGGCCGTTGCCCTCCCCCTCCGGCCACACCGCCCACACGCGTGCCTCCGCACGCCTGTCGCAGAGGGGGAGACCTATGTGCATCACCGTGAGCGCTGGGCCGCGGGACGGGCTGGAACCCTGGGACGCGGACCGCGGAGTGGTCACCATCCCCGACGCCTACGCCGCCGACCCCGAGCTGGCGCTGCGCGCCGTGCGCATCGTTCTCGAGGGAATCGGTGTACCGCAGCCGGAGTCCGGTGCACGCTGCTGGTGCGGCGAGGACATCAAGGTCGTCGTCCCGCCCGTCCCTTGAAGAGAAGAAGAGGTGATGCAGCGTGCCGCGTAGGGCACAGAACAACCCGCGCCAGCTGCGGTCGAAGAGCTGCGGGTGCAAGCTCTGCCTGGAGGAGTACCCGGTTGCCGAGCATGGCGAGCGCCGGCCGCGCCGGGACTGCCTCGGCTCCTGGCAGGCCCGCTACCGCGACGCCAACGGCGGCCAGCGGGCGAAGAACTTCCCGAAGAAGCGGGAGGCGGACGCCTTCCTGGACCGCGTGCGGGAGGCGGTCCGCTCCGGCACGTACCTGGACCCGAAGCGGGGCGAGATCACGCTGCAGGAGTGGTGGGAGGAGTGGTGGCCCGGCCACGAGCCGGAGCGGGCGACCACCCGCAACCGCAAGCTGTCCTCGTGGACCGCCCACATCCAGCCGATGTGGGGCAGGCGAAAGCTGAACTCCATCCGCCACACCGAGGTCCAGGCCTGGATGCGTACCGAGGTCAAAGGCCACGCCACGCAGATCAAGGTGCGGGAGCTGTTCCGCGCACTGATGCGGGACGCGGTGATCGACGAGCGGATCCCGAAGAACCCGCTCGACGCGGTCACCATCACCGCGCCGGCGCCGACGAAGCACCCCGACGAACTGCGCCCCCCGACCGAGGAGCAGTACGCCCTGCTCCGCGAGGCGATCCCCGCCTGGTACCAGCCCTTGGTCGACTTCGCGCACGAGACGGGGATGCGCTGGGGTGAGATCGTCGGCCTGCGCGCCTGCTACCTGGACCTGGAGGAGCAGACCGCGAAGGTCCGGCACATCCTGGTCGACGACCGCGGCACCATCGTCCGCCAGCGGATGCCCAAGACGGTCGCCGGGTACCGCACGGTGCCGCTGACGGCCACGGCGGTGGAAGCGGCGAGGCTGATGCTGGAGCGTCTGCCCGCGTCCACGGCGGTCACCGACGTCGAGGACGGCCTGTGCCCGGACGAGCTGGTGTTCCGCGGCCCGATGGCCGGGGAGGTGCGCGCGCTCAAGGGGGACAAGGTCGCCCTGGACGGGGTCCTGCGCGGGAACAACTTCCGGCGCCGGATCTGGATTCCCGCGATCAAGGAAGTGGGATTGGCACGGCTCATCAGGAACCCGGAGACAGGAAGGGAGGAGTACTGGCCGCGGATCCACGACTACCGGCACGCTCTGGCGAGCCGTCTGCACGCCCGTGGGGTGAGCGAGAAGGACGTGCAGCTCATGCTCGGGCAGGAGCGCGGGGGCCGGGTCACGTGGCTTTACACGCACGGCAGTGAGGGTGCTGTCGACCGGGTGCGCCAGGCGCTGGAGGGTGGCGGCGACGGCCGGCACCTGCGGGCGGTGTCGTGACCGCGTGCGGGTGTGGAGTCCACATCGAGTCCACAAACCCTGATCGGAAGCTCTCGGAATTCCTCGGAATCTTCTGCGGGGGCCGGGCGGGAAGCTGCTGACCTGCGCTCGGAGCCTCTAGAAATCTCTCGGAATTTGCCGGGGATAGGGCTACGAGATTTTGCATGGCAGATGTCAGGGGTTCGACTCCCCTAGGCTCCACCGCAGGTCACACGCCCTCCGGGACCCAGTCCCGGAGGGCGTTTCCGTGCCCGGAGTCCACATAGAGTCCACAACCCCACTGGCGGAGGAGTTGTGGACATCAACTCCCGCATGTGGAGGACTTGTTAACGGTGTGCACAGGTCGTTACCAGCGATCACTCGAACAGGGGATTGAACGCTCAACTAGATGGGGCATACAGTCGCATCATCGACGGGGCTGGCGTTCTCCCCCACGCACGCCAGGCATGCGCCGTCGGAAGTCTGCGGTGCCCGAGCGGGGAGGCTCGGCCCGCAGAGAAGGCCCCCGCCTCGAATGCAGGCGGGGGCCTTTGCACACCCACTGTACGAGACCGCCCCGCCTCCAAGTGCGGAGACGGGGCGGCCCGTTGCCGGCCGGGCGGCGGGCATGCGTGCACCTGCCCGGCGGCGCGGACCCCTCGCGGGGAGGGATCCGGCTGTTAGACGCGGCCGGGTGGGGCCGGTGCGCCAGGGCCTGTAGGGGCAGTGTGTCCTGCCGGTGGATGATCAAACAATGTACGCGATCAGATACAGACACGTGATCCGTTGACGGTCAGCGTTGCTGGAGTGCCGCACGCCCCACCTCCCTGGATCCTCGACCGACGCCGCATGATCGGTGACCGCGTCCGCGATTTACGGTTGGAAGCCAACCTGACCCAGGAGGCGCTGGGGGAACGCGCCGGCCTGGACCGCCAGGTGGTGAACCGCGTGGAGCAGGGGCACACCGCCGCCCGTATCGACACCCTCATCCGCCTGGCCGAGGCGCTGAAGTTGCCGTTGCGGGACCTGATGCCGGATGACCGACCGGAGCAAGGCGGCGCCCTCCGACCGTGACGGCGTGACGGTCGGAGGGCGGTGGTGGCCGGACCCGGGCGTGGGTACTGCTGCCGTCCTGGCGCCCGGCCACCGTCCCGTCCGCGGGATGGAGAGGAGATCACCCCGCCGACGGGGGTTTAGCGGTACCGGGGCGACGGGCGGTCCACCGGGGCGGTCTGCCTGGTGGCGGCCTTGCACGGCCGCTTGTGGCGGATGGTGTCGGGGGCGGCGCCGGAGGCTGAGTAGACGGGGATCCGCTCGTGGTCCTCGCCCGGCCAGATCGGCTGGCAGCAGCGGTCGCAGATCACGCGATGGCCTCCTCGGTGCGCGCGCCCGTCCGGCGCGCGGGGGCGTCCCCGCCCAGGGCGGCCTCGTAGGCCGCGCGCAGCCGGGCACCGGTCTCGCAGTAGCGGCGGGCGGCGCGGACGCAGCCCGCGCGGCACCGGTACTGGTGCTGCCGGTACGCGGCGCGCGGGTCGGGGTCCGGGCGGGCACTGCGGCGCTGGGCCCTCACCGCCGGCCTCCCGGCCGGGAGCGGCGGGCGGTGGCGTCGCGGACGGCGCGGCGCAGGGCCCGGCCCTCGGCGCAGCCGTCGAGGGTGGCCACGCACGGCGAGCAGTTCGGCTGCGTCTGGGTGCCGACGTGCTCGTACAGCTCGAGCAGGGCGGCCGTCTCGGCGGCCGTGTGAGGGATGGCGGTGGGCGCGGTACTGCCGGTAATCTGATGCATGACGGTCCTCTCGCGCAGGGTCGTCCAGCCCCCGGCCGGTCACACGGCGCGGGGGATTTCCATTGCTCACGGTAGCGGCAACTACGTACCTCCGCACCCCTCTACGTACCACCGCGACGCACCGAGGTGCACCGCGATGCCGAGAGGCGGCGTGCGGCGGTGCGCGCGATCCTGCCGACATGAGCGACGACGCCGAGGTGCAGTACGAGTACGTGCGGATCGCCGACCTGGTCGCAGCGGACATCGCGTCGGGCCGGCTGCCCGCGGGCGCCCGCCTGCCGGGCGAGCAGGAGCTCGCCGAGATGCATGGGGTGTCCGTGAGCACGACCCGGCGCGTGCGGCGCGAGCTCGTGCGCCGCGGCCTGGTCGTCGTGCTGCCCGCGAAGGGCACGTTCGTCCGAAAGGCGTCAACTTCCGAGGACTGACAGTCCGGCGGCCGCCGCGGTCGGTAGCCTCCGGGCATGGACGACGCCGCGACGCAGCAGCCGTACATCGATCCCGACTCGGACCACGACGACCGGCCGGTGTGCGGGATTCGCCCGTCGCTCCGCTTCCCGCGCGACGCCTTCGTGGTCTACAGCCGGCCGACGTGGGAAGCGCCGTTCGACCCGGCGGACGGGCGGCGGTACACCCTCGACGGGCGAATCCCGGCGTGCGTCCACCCGGACAAGATCGGGTTGCCGCCGGACAGGACTGCCCCGCCCCCCAAGCCGCTGGAGACGGGGCAGCCTGCCGCGGCCGCTACGCCGAGGCGTAGTCGATGGTGGAAGCCATCCCGCGCTCGGTGATCCCGATCGACGCGTACTTGTCGTCGAGGATCTCGCGGCGCCGCTCGGCCTCGGCCTCGTCGATCCAGTACCGCTCGTTCACCTTGCCGAACGCCGCCCGGTACGCCTGGTGCGTGTAGTCGCCGAACGTCCAGTCGCGGCCGACCCGGTGCTCGTTGACCGTGCTGTGCACGAACAGGTGCCCGGTGCGCTGCTGCACCCGCGACAGCGCGGTGAACTGCGCGGTCAAGGCGTGCACGGCCGTGTCGACCGGCACGGGCACGGGCAGCTCGGCCGCGAGCTCGTCGCCGCCCGACAGCTCGTACACGGCCGACTTGAGCGCCATCACGCGCAGGGCGTCGTCGATCAACGCCGGCGCGTCGCGGCCGACCTCGTACCGCTCGATCAGGATCTGCCCGTAGTCGTCGGTCCAGTCGGACGAGTACCGCTTGCAGCCGTCGAGGACTGCGGGCATCTCCGGGTCGGCCATCCAGTCGGCGAGGATCTCGCGGGCCCGCTCGGCGGTCGTCTCCGGGGCGGGCTGGGTGAGGGTGATCGTGGGCACTGCTGCCTCCCGTGTTGAGGGCGTGAGGTGCTGGTGCCGCCATGTTGGTGCGCACGTTGGGACGGTTGAACCGCAGACGCGGGGACATCTCGGCCGCTGCGCGCTACCGTCCGAAGTGGCCTAAACGTCCTGGGGGGATGCCTTGAACTTGGAGTTGCAGCGCGCTATCGACGACGCCGGTCTGAGTCGTTCCCGACTGGCTCGTACAGTCGGGGTCAGTAGTAAAACGGTGGATCGCTGGATTGCGGATCCCGCCCGTGTGCCTCACCAGCGCACGCGGGACGACGTGGCGAGGGCGTTAGGGGTTGAGGCGGACGTGTTGTGGCCGAGTATCCGGAGCGCGGTGAAGACCGGCCCCGACCGGGAGATCGTGGCGACGTACCCGTACCGGAATGCCTGCCCGACCGCGGTGTGGTCCCGCCTCCTCGACGACGCGAAGCGGGAGATCGTTTACGCGGGCTACACGAACTATTTCATCTGGCAGGAGCAGCCGCGCGTCGGTGAGCGGCTCGCGGCGAAAGCGGCCGCCGGCTGCACGGTGCGGTTCCTGGTCGGCGATCCCGAGTCCGAGGTGACGCGCCGCCGCGAGGCGATCGAGGGAGTACCGCTCACCGTGTCCACGCGGATCCGGATCACCCTCGACGCGCTCGACCGGATCGAGGGCGGCCGGGTCGAGGCGCGGCTGTCCGACGGGCATATCGCCCTGTCGGTCTTCCGCTTCGACGACGAAATGCTCGTGACTCCGCACATCGCGGCCCTGCTCGGCCACGACTCGCCGCTGCTGCACCTGCGGCGCCGCGGGGCGGGCGGGCTGTTCGATCGGTTCGCCGAGCACGTGACCGCATTGTGGTCCGAGGCGCGGCCGGTCACCCGGGCATGAAAAAGCGGCCCCCGCCCGGCCCGTGATGGGCCGAACGGGGGCAGGGTCACGCTCCGGTCCGATAGAACTCGTCGACCTCGGCCGGCGCCGGTATGGGCGTACCGCC